AAGCTTAATTAAGATGCCTATATTATATCTGAGCTTTACTAAGAAAGAAAAAAGGAGTGCTTAATAAAGAAGATATACTAAGCAATAATATATGCTTAGTAATATACAGAAAGAAGCGATATATACTGCTTTCTTTCTTTACACACACACCAAACCAGTTCAGCAAACTAGAACCGGCAGTTTAGGTTCGGGTTTTAGCTTTTCTCACGTGCGGAATAGAGACAGAAAGCCGTTTCTCACGTGCGGGACAAGCATTGCCTAATGCCGTATGCCTGTAAGCCAGGGGAACCCAATGCCCTATGCTTGTTTTCTCATTGTGCGGACTGCCCTTTGAGCATTTCTCATCTGCCGTATACCAAAAAGCTCAGTGCCGTATGCGCAAAAAAAAACCGGCACTTCTCAAAAACGCAAAAAAAATGGCACTACGCAGTGCTTAATCCTATCTGCGCAGTGCTCATTCATGGTTTGTGCCTCCTAGCGGATTGGCATCGGCTCACCGCTATTGCCGGTTGGAGAATCGCTCCAACTACGTATTTGGCTGTTAATCTTCAGCATGACTATTGCTTTTTATTCAACTTGGCTTTAATCTTCTGTGCTACTACTTTCTGTGCTTCCACAGATAGGTTGCTCAGTATGACATCCAGCTCTTTGGAGTCAGCAGTCTCTATGGTAGTGGCCGCTTTTTCCTCTGCGCTTTTAGTTGTGCTAGTTCGCTTTAGTGCTCCCTCTCTCAGTGCTGTTAAGAATGGTAAATGTTCCTTTAACCCGGCAGTTGATAGTGCTACCAACTCCCTGGCAATGTTCACATTGATACCGCGCTTTTCAGGCAAATCAAGGGCTTTCAGCAAACTTGCATGCTCAACGAAAGTCATGTGAAGATACTTCTCTGTGCTTTTACTTGTGCTCATAGATGTTTCCTCTAAAACTTTACCAGCTCATGTTCTGGCTATCTGCCCGTAGGTATTGGTTAAACTGTCTTCTGCATCATATCATAGCATTGACATTTAGGGCAATGGTGGCATAATATCCTTACGGATACCCTATTATTAATAGGCAAGTCGTAACCATCCCGACAACTGAATATTTGCTAGGTTATATATAAAAGTTATGCCCCTTTTTTTCAGTCATTTTTTCAGGTTTTCTCGTCAATAGATACCGCATTTTTAACCCCCCCGTCTATAATTCTCTCTCAGCGATTTTAATCTCCACCCCACCCCCTTAAACAAATCGGAGAAATTTTGAAAGACAACTGATTAAAAAAAAGAAAGCTTACGCTCGGGGGTGAGAAGAAAAGAAAAAGGGGGGAGCCCTATTTATTGGTCGATAGAGCTTCCCTTACTGTATTTCTAACCTGTCTGACTAACTTATCATCATGCTGGTCCCAAGTGGAGAGGATAACGTTAGCAAGAATATCGTTTCTGACATTCTTTCTTACTTCATCACTCAAAGCATCGTAGGTCTTCTTTTGAAGTTTAGTTAAGTGGGTATCCACTAGAGCGTCAATTTCAGCTTCGTGTTTTCTGTAAAGTTTATCTACAAAAATTCTGACAGCGGGCACTTTCATATACGCATATACTCCGGCTCCCACAGCTACTAAACCGAGTGCTGCTAACTCTGGACTCCCCGACAAAATATCTACTATGCTATCCGCACTGTCTGATATGACACCTGTAGTGTTACTGTCAGTCATGTTGGTAGTTTCGTTGGTTGTTGTGTTATTACTCATTGTATCACCTATTTTTTAGGCTTTAGAGAACCGGGTTCACAGGGGTTCTTGTAGAACGCGCACCATTTACACAGGTTCATTGGTTTCACTTCGAACTTTTCTATATCAGTTCCTCTTTCAATCAATTCTTTATGCATGTCCCTAATCAAGGCACGTGCTTCATCCAGTTCACTTGAGGTTATTCTAACGAATGTCGTGGTGTCGAATCTTAACCAGTCAACCCCGCAAAACATCGGAACAATTCCTGTCTCTTCATAATATAGCATTGCATATATAATAAGTTGTCGGTAGTAATCTTCGGGTAGCCATGGTCCATATCGCTTTGATGTCTTGTAGTCAATCAAAGATATGTTCTTTTCAAAATCAGTTACCACCGCATCTATAATACCTTGAACTTTCATTTCTTTATTACGTAGTCTCATTTCATTAAATGTGGGTTTGAGGTTCTTGAACGCCAAGTCTTTGGTTCTATATACTTCCCAATCCATCAGTTCTTTCAATTTCCTTTCTATCTTTGCACAGAAGTTAACTAACATTTCCAGCGTTTCCTTACGGAAAACTTCTTCCTTATAATCTTTGAATAGCCAAGGTTTAGTATCTACTAAGTCAGCCCACCTTTCTTCAAATTGTTCTGTTACCCATGCTTGTGCTTGTCCTCTCTGGTACCCACTCGCAAATTTATACCGTTTTTCGAAAAGGTCTTCCAAAATACTGTGAACCATACTTCCTCTAAATAGATGTATAGTCAATTTTTCGGGGAGCTTTTCAATGTACCGATAGTAATACGAACGGGGACATTTCAAAAACATGTTTATCCGAGAAGGACTGAGCATGTGGTCACTCAATTCCATCTCTTCGCTGACAGGAGGGGTATCTTCGCCATCAATCGTGACAGTGAAGGATACACCTTCATCGCTTGCTGCTGTGTTCATAATTGTTTGAAGGGTTATTAGTATTTAAAAGTTCTGTTCTATAGCTCTACTAGGAGAAGATTATACTGATTACTACATATATGCTTATACTAAGCTATAGAAGGGTGAGGACAAACTTTATAAATGAATTCGACCAAAGTAAGGGTATGGCCGACGACGATTATGGCGCCATTAACGTTATATCCGATGAAGAACGTGAAATATTGGGTATTGGTGGCAATAAAAAACCCGAAGAGGATGACGAGAAGCTCTTCGAAACTATTGGTAAGGCTGCTGACAAAATTGGAGAAACTCAAGTAGGTAAGAAAATTGGCACTATTATCACTATAGTTATGCTCGCACTTCTAAGTGGGGGAGCCAATATGTCTATTATCCATGATTATTTTAATGGAGACGATGAAGGCCCACTCGGTGGTTGTATGCAAGGAGATGCTACTAACTATAACCCCGATGCTACTTTCGATGATGGAAGCTGTAATTTTTTAATTATAGTATATGGGTGTACTGACCCGGAAGCGGAGAATTTTCAACCCAATGCAACCCACGATGATGGGAGATGTATAGTTATAAATGACAACCCAGATGGCAACGGTACTAACGAAACTGCATCTATTTACGGTTGTATGGATATGGAAGCTAATAACTATGACGATAAAGCTACTGAAGACGATGGTTCATGTGATTACGAAGATGAATATGAAGAAGAACATGGAAACCACACTTCTGTACACTTTTATCCCGGTTGGTATAACGAAGAGACAGATAATATGTCTGTTTTCTGGGTAGACCCAGATGCAGATGGTATATCCGTTTTAACAGATATAGATACGGACTGTTTTGATTATAGTGCGTCTGTATTAGTTTATGTAGATGTATGGCATGAAGAATCTGGAGATTATAATTGGTCAGATATATATTTAACAGTTAATGGTGAAGATTGGGACTATCACTGGTTTAATTTTACTTTTGAAGAACTTAATGAAACCGAAGGAGAATGGTCCATGTGGGTAGCATTACTTGTATGGGATGAGGAAGATGAGCAATACATATTCCAACAACAGTTTGATATTCCAAAGATAAGAGTAGAGGGAGGTGAATAAATATGAGCAATGATAAAAAAGACGCAGCTAACCCTGATGGGAACTTTTCTAATTTTATGATGTTATTAGTGGCAGCACCTGTAGTTATGGCGTGGGTAGGACTATCTGTATTTTTAGTTACCATGGCTTTTAGAGAGCCACACATAGTCGAAGATATAGAATCTTATAAATCAGTTTTATTAATTATAGGCTCCCCCGCATTAGTTATTATCTATAAGGTACTAGAGCTTTGGACAGCTCAGCAGAATAGTCAAATAGAACAGACTAGAAAAGGCACTTTCCGTAATGGGGATGAACCTGATGAGGAAGAATTACTTGAAGCACTCAAGAAAGTCGAGTAGGAGAAAAAGTGAGAGACGCATTATATTGCAAACACTGTGCAAAAAAACTAACTATTCATGATACAGACCGTTGTATGGAATGTTTTTTAAAACAGGACGATGGTAAGATTTACCATGAGGGTTATTGGAATAGGTAACAGAACCCTTTTATAGTAGTATAGTCTTATTTATAAATAGGTGATTACCATGGCATGGTATGAATGTAATTGTAAAAATATATTTGAACACGAACGGGCAAAAGGCATCGCCGCTTGTCCTAAATGTGGTTGGAGAAGGACTAACGATTCATGGACCATCCATGATGAAAAACCTATGATACCAGAGATAGCTAAAAAGCCTGAAGTTAAAAAGGCAGCACCCGCAAAAAAGAAATCTGCGGCTAAAAAAGGGAAAAAGTAAATATGGCAGAAGAAGAAGTAAAAGCTTGTTGTGACTGTTGTTGCACCAAATCAATATTAGACAAAATAGATAAGCAGAATTTTATTAATATGAATTATCAAAACGAGAATGACAATGGATTTAATTCTACCTTGTCTAAGCTAAATGATATACTTGAATTATTACATAAAGAGGAATAATTATGGCACCAAAAGATAAAAAATTAACCTTCTATAATGGAACTGATGGTGAAGTAACGGATACAATGGGACCATTTCAGGTTATAGAGTTCACAAAGGGGTTAAAGGATAAAAGAACCCACACTTCAGCAACTAAAGACGGCATATTAAGTTCTGGAACTAATTAAACATGAACGATTTCGAAGTAAGAGATTTACATATACAAGTCCAAACTTTACAAGAACAAGTAGACGGCTTGGCTTTGACTTTAGAGTTTATACAAGAAATATTAGATGTTGATACAGTCTTAGAAACACTTGACGATAATTTAGTAGAACAAGAAGAGGAATAATGGCTCCTAGAAAGAGAAAGTTGACAAAGAAACAAAAGACCGCTCGTAAAAAACCGGGAGGTTCTAATGTAGGAAAATATAAAGGAGTGAAATCCTTTGCTGGTCCATCGGGAGGTGCTCCAGCAGGTAGTTTTCCAATCAACACTCTTAAAAGAGCTAAGTCAGCTTTAAAGTTGGCTCATAATGCACCCCGTCCTGCGGGTATTCGGGCGGCGGTTTACAAGAAATACCCTCAATTGAAACCGAAGACGAAGAAAAAAACTACGAAAAGAAAAAAGAAGTGACACATGGAAGACAAAGTACGTGAATATGAAGAAAAACTACGCATTCGTGTAGGAGAAGGAGAATATGAACGACACAAAGAACTTGTTATATTATTATCACGTAATCTTGCAATTGAAGACGTGCTTTGGGAAGAAGTTACTATACATATTCGGGATGTTGACTTACGAACAGAGTTATTGCGACAAAGGAATTCTATTGTTAGGGATATTCATACTGAGTTTCGTGCTCTTAATATTGAGATTCCTTCTGTAGTAGAATCTAAGTCGGAAGCTTTTATGGATTTATTAGGAGATATGGATGACGATACCAGTAAAGGACGGAACGAAGAATCTGAAATCAGCATTGACGGGTCGTAACGCCTTTGATGCTAAAGAACTCGAACTTTTTTTTGAAAAGATAAGATGTGATGAAGATAAAATGAGAGACGTTGTTCGTGCGTTTTGCTCAACTTATCTATTAGATAAGCAACGTAGACCTTTAAAATTGAGGCCTCTACAATTAGAAATTATTGTAAAGACACTGACTCACCCAAAGGGTAATCCCAAGATTCATCGTAAATTAGCCATTTTAGCCCCTCGTGGGAGTGGTAAATCATGGGCTTTATCAGTAGCAGCAGTCATTTTTATGTTTTTCAAGAGATTTAGAGATTTAGTTTATGTTTTAGCACCTACCGAAGACCAGTGTGCTCTTATCTTTAACTATGTATATAGACATTTTCAAGATAATCAATTCTTAGATAGCTTAGTAGAGAATTATAAGCTACATAATAAGCCACACATTAAATTAAGAGGAGGTACTCTATTAAGAAGAGCTCCCATTTCCCCAACTAATCAAGGACAGGCTATTAGAGGACAGCATCCAACCCTCCTTATCGTCGATGAAAGTCCTTTAATTGACGATTCACTCTTTATTGACAATGTGGAACCAGCAATAGTTTCAAATAAGGCTCCATTCATTAATTTAGGGACGCCAAAAAACAAAGATAACCACATGTATCGATATTTATTTGATGAAAGGTACGAATCTACGTTTGAAAGGCTACATTATACATGGAAAGACGCAATAGTAGCGGGAGAAGCATATTCACCACCTTATACTGAAGAAGAAATGTTAGATAAAATGGTAGAATGGGGAGAAGAATCTATCCATTGGAGAACAGAATACGAATGTCAGTTCGTGGAAAGTATTTCGAATGTTTTTAATGCTGAATACATAAGAGCGTGTTTCGATGACTACCAACTATTCACCGCCGGAGAGTATGAGCCCAGAGGAAAAGATGGTCCTACTTGTATTGTGGGTGTTGACATTGGTAAATCTGTTAATAGCACTGTTATTAGCGTATGGTGGCTGGAAAAATCTGATACAGGAAATCTTGCACGTCTTGTTTATCTGGAAGAAATTAGTCCTAAGACCGGTGGCCACGATATTCCTTACCAGCGTAGACGTATTCTTGATGTATCTAGATTATTTAATGCTCATCGTCTTATCATTGACGCTACGGGAATTGGTGGAGCGTTTGAGAGCGACTTAAGGGGAGATTGTATTATAGATGATATACATTTAATTCCATTTGTATTTACAGGTGGGCCTAAAGGGACTAAAGGAAAGATTTATAGAGATTATGTTTCATTTATACAACAAGGCATGATTAAAGTACCTAATCCAGACTTGGCTGAACCTAATCAAGCTAAGATACTATGGAAATGGTATAGAGAACATTTAGATTTAGAATATGTAATGGATTCGTCCCAAAAAACAGAGAAGATTTCACCACCGAACGGTAAGCATGATGATTATTGCGATAGTTCAGTGCTTGGAATTTATGCTACTTTATCGATGTTACCTGTTACTTCAACGTTTAGCAGTGCATTAATCAACACTCCCTCGAATACTAGAGGAAGATATACACAAGGGCCTCTTTTAACTAGGGGGAGCAGGGCACCCCGTATTAATAAAAACATCCCTTCTGGATTATAACCAAACCATTATATAGAACCAAATCGTATATAAAAGGTGATGGCCATGGCATTAGCAGACAGTATCCGGAGATTTTTTGCTACCAAAGGGACTAACCCCCCCTTTAAGAAAGACGAACCCCGCAGTTTTGGGGAAGGAGTTATCAGAAGATTGCAACTTAATAAAAAGGGTATGTATTCCAAAATGACGGGACAATATGAACCTCAGATTGGTAATTATAGAAAATATATGGATGTGTATTTGTCCGACCCCTTAGTGAGGACATTGATTGATTTGCCATGTTTATACGCTGTCAAAGACGGATATGAAATTGTTACAGAAGATAAAGAAAAGAGAGAAGAACTACAAAAATTATTTGATGGTATTAACATCGAAATGATAATTTATAGTTGGTTAAGGAATGCTCGTATTTTTGGAACCGGATATCTCGAATGGACAGATGACAATTTAGTTTTACGGTCATCTCAAAATATGTATGTACAACGAGATGAAAATGGTCAGATAATGTACTACTACCAAAAAGTAGGTCAGGAGGATGAAGATGTCCGATTTGAAGAAGATGAGATTATCGAACTTAAAAATAACCCATTTGATGATTATGCGTATGGTCTTAGCGATATTCATACCGTTTTGTATTTGGTGGACCTCAAGGATTACGCTGAACGAGATGTTGGTGCTGCTCTTAATAAGTATGCTAACAGCCGTTATGATGTTAGTTGTGGTTTACCCGATATGCCGTATGGTCCAGATAAGATTAACGAAATTGTAGATGCATTCAATTCGTTAGAGCCAGGAGAAGATATTATTCACGGGAATGATATAGAAATTAAAGAGATGCAAGGTACGCAACGTGCTTTTGAGTATGGAAAATACACTGATGACATAGTTCAAAAGATTCACATGGCCCTTAAAGTACCTATGAGTATGTGGTCTAATCCGGAAGATGCACGACCCATATTTGAACCTTATGTAAAATATTTACAAAAAGCTGTTGAAGCTTCACTTAATGCGCAATTAATGCCTCAATTAGGTGATGATGTTTCCTTTGTCTTCCGTCACATGAATGTAGACGATTCCTTTACCAAAGCAAAAACTGATATGATTTATCTAGCTGAAGGAGTTCTAGCTCCACAGGAAGTTAGAGCTGAGAGAGGATTGGACCCAGAAGGAGTAGTAGAACTACTTGAAACAGAGAAAGATGTAAATATTTCTGGTGGTAGGGACCAAGACAAGAAAGAGGAAACTCGTCGCACAGAAAATAGAGGTACAACAAAGAAAGGCGATGTTCGTAAAACAGCTCGTAAAGCCTATGAACCTAGTGCGAATACAACAGGAGGTCGTAAATAATGAACGATTATAATCAGTGTGTAAGAACCGTTAGTACTCACCTTACGAAAAAGGGTGTAAAGAATGTTGAGCATACCGCTCAGAATATGTGCTCTATGTGGGCAGATGAAAATGGCATCGAAAGAAAGTTTTCTGTTAATGATGCTGTGAAACAAGGAGAAGTAAAACGTAGGTTTGCTTCCGCTAACGAGTTTATGGAATACTTTAATAAGGACGAAAGTGTATGGGAATTTCCTGTAAGAGCTATCACTTCTGGTCCTCATGAATACACAGATGACGCTGGAGACCAAAAGGTTTATATAGAATCCAGCATACTTAAGGATAATATGGAAGCTTTTAAGGAGCTCCCTATTTATTATACTCATCAAAGGACGCCCGACGATTTAATCGGAACGGCCATCAATCCTGAGATAGAGGAAATGGATAACGGCAAGATTGCTGTTAGAATGTTAGCGAAAATATCAGACGATAGTGAAAGAGCGATTGAAGTGATTAAGAAGATGAAAGAAGGGGATGTGACTAATGTCAGCATTGATTGGTTTTCCAAAGATGTTGATGTTATGGGCGACACGTATGCTACAAGTATACGTCCGGTGGAAATTTCATTTATAGACAATGAAATCGCAACACCAGTTTGTGACGCATGCACGATAGATATGAAATGTGATTCGCACTCCGAAAGAGAATTTGCAGACACACACGATTGTGGCTGTGGAGGAAAAGAAGGAGGGTGTGAATGTGCCCCACACGGGGAAAACAACAACGAGGTTGATACTATGGTTGAACAAGTAGTAACAAAAACAGACGCTGAGACAATAACTGAGCGTGAGTTTGCGTCCTATAAAAAACAACTCGATGAGTTAACTTCTAATTACACAGAACTACAGTCTAAATACGACGATGCCATCAAGGCTATCACGGAATTTGAAACTGCTAACGAGGAGCGTGTGGCTAAGGAGTCACAAGAACGTAAAGCGACCCTTGTCAACAGTATCTTAGACAGAGAAATTCTGGTTAAAGGATTAGAAGAAGATGGTCGTCAAGTACGATTTAACGAACTCGCAGAGTGGGACGAAAACAAATTGAATGGTTTCGAGGAGGCATTAGCATCGATTCCTGAACCAACCGAATCTGAAAAGACTTTCGGTAAGGGAAAGGCACACGAAGCAGATGTCGCTCCACGAGAGGAGCCCGAAGCAGAGAGACTCTTTGCTATGAAAGATGGAAAACTCCATTTTAACAGGGAGGCTCTATAGACTAGAGGTAATAAAATATGGCAACAGAAATTTTAGTAAATGATGGTGGTGCGCCAGCACGTATCCTTCCTTTTACTGCAGGTTCTACAATATCTGCAGGCGATTACTGTGTGCTTACCGCAGCAGATGAACAAGTCGATACAGTCAGTGCAACTGACACACTCGGTTTGGGTGTAGCTCTTACAGCTGCAACATCTGGTAACGTAGCAAGCATTATATCAGGGAAAGGAGTCGTTTTGCGCACTCTAGTAAGCGGTACTGCCGCAACAGCAGGTGTTTTATTAGCCACACAGGCTAATGGATATCTTATCACGACCACATCCGGTGCAAATGCCGTAGCAACTTGTTTAGAAGATGCTTCAGCAACAACTGCATTGATAAAGGTCTTGATGCTCTGAGGTGATTAAATATGGTTACAGCACAACAAGGTTTATTGACAACCGTTAATACGGGGTCATACGCAGCAACAGGCGGTACAGGAGAGAGAGTCTTAATCGATTATAAAGATTCATTAGTCGATTATAATATGACTGACTTACCTGCACTATCACTGTTTTGTGAACCAATGAACACAGATACAGGGGGCGACATTGACCTAACATTCAGTCTTCCATCCATGAAAATGGAAGAGATTGATGAAGGTACAACTCCAAAATACCAACACACGAAACTACGCTCTGAGAGAGTTAGCGTAAAAGAGTGGGGTTTGGCAGTAGGGGTTACCCGTCGCATGATTGAAGACTCAAGATTCAATGAAGTTGAGTTAGCTCTAAATGAAGCAAGGAAGTCTGTAGACAGGCATATTACGAAACACGTCGTTAAGATGGTTTTCGGTATAGCTGATTCAGACTTAGGTACTGGTGTAAACGGTTCAAGTATTACTCAAACCACTCCAGAAGGACCATCAACCAATTCGATTACGGATTTTTCCGCTAACGTTTATGGTGGGTTCATTGCATCTGGTGGAGCAGTAGATACAGGTCGTCTATACGAATACGGCTTGGTTAGTTCTTCCGATACTGTCTTATCACATTACATTAAAGCAACAAGTGCTACCGTTGGTAACATTAATTTAGCTGATGTAACAAATGGTATAGATAAGCTTGGAGAAATGGGATACACAGCAAATAGTTTGATGATATCCCCTAAGGCATACAAAGCATTATTGGACATGGCAGATTTCCAGACAGCAATTGGCGGTGGTACAGGTGACTACCCATACGTTGTTGAAGAGACGGCTCCTTTCAGGACCACTCTAGGAACTGGATTTGTCGGTAATTTATATGGTTTGAGAGTTTTAGTCAATGCATACATACCTTCTAACAGGTTTGGTATCTTTGATTTGAGTCAAAAACCAGCGGCATATGTCGAGCGTAGAGGACTAACTGTGGAAGAAGCTAATCCCGGTTTTGGTATTGTAGGTTCATATCTTTCAATGAGATACGGACTAAAGATAATTAGACCAGAAATCGGCGCTATCTTTTACCACGCTTAGATAGACTGTAAAACGTAGTTTGGGGGACCTATCCAAAACCCCCGCTCTCTTTTATTCTAGCGTGAGCTATAGTGAGGTAAGGAATGCCAGTATCAAGAAAATTCATGGGACACGGAAAGGCCATTATTAATAATATATTAGGGGCCACCACACTTGGTGAATTATCTGATGTTGATATTGATAGTGGCACCATTAATGATTCTCAACTTTTATTTTATGATTCTGGAGATACTAAATGGAAAAACAGTGCAGGACAAGCTACAGATGGTGGAACTGTTCTTTATTGGAATGGTAGTAATTGGTTTCCATTGGCACCCGGCATTGCAGGTAAGGTTTTAACTACTCAAGGAGCTGGGTCAATTCCTACATGGACAACAAAAACAGATGCTAGTGCTGCAGTAGGCGGTAGCAATGGTATGGTCCAGTTTAATAATAATGATACTGGTTTTGAGGGTACAGGTTCTTTATTTTGGGATACAGGTAGTTCACAATTAATTGTTAGTGGTGCAGGAACTTCCCTTGTACTTCGGTCTACTGATACTTTGTCTCCAGCAGGAGGACTTGATGTATTTGATTATAATAATGATAGAAAACTCCAGCTTGGTTACAATAATAGAGATAATGAAGGATATATTTATTTTGAAAATGATACTAATCCTGGCTTCCCTCTAAAGATTTATACTAGTGGTACGGAGCGAATGACCATAAAGGGAACGGGTCCCATTTATATGGCAAGTGGATTGCACGTTTCAGGAACACTTACCGCTGGAAAATCAGCTTTAATGTCTACTGATACTATCTGGGGCGCAAAGGGGGATTTAGCTGTTGGTTCTGGAGCAGATGCTGCTAGTAGACTTTACTCGGCTGACCGAGATGATGGAGATATTTTAGTTATAGATACAAGTGAGTCTCTTGGCATGAAATGGCAAGCTAATACTGCTGGAGCAGTAGTTAGTGATAATTATATTCCTGTAACAAGCGGAGGGGCAATAACAGCATATGTTAATTCTCCATTGGCTGTAAAAATACCTTCAGTTGGCACTCCCTTTGCTAGTGGTACAATGTATGCTTCCGCTGTAGCGTCAGGTGCTGCTTATGATTCAAATTATGCTGGTGGTTTAACTTTAGTCGGTCATAGTGATTGGACAACTGTCCCTTTAGCGGTTTATACTAGCGGAGGTACGGGATTAGCTAGATTTGGTGCTTTAACTAATCATAAATTTGATATAGATTTCTATGGAAATAAGAGTGTTGTAAGTAGAATTAGAGTTCAAAATGGCAGAACCTATATAGGTGCTTCAGGTTCTAATAGACTTTTATTATCGGGAGCTTTGGAATTTCCTGGCAGCATAACGACTGCTGCTCCTGCAAATCAGGCTATCTGGGCCTCTGGTTCGAATTTATATTGGAACACAGTTAGGTTAGATACAGGGGCCGTTGGTGACACAACTTCTGGTGCTACTTACGCTATGGCCCATTATATAGGTGCTAAAGGAGTAGGTTCTACTAGTGTATCAGGAAGTCAAGTATGGTCAGTCTCCGGTCAATATATAACTGGTGATACACTTAGACTAACGGGTAAGATAGAGGAAGTTACTGATTCTACAACTTATTTTAATTTTGGTTCTATAAATGCTATAACTGCTGTGGGAGGTGGAGCTACTTCCGCCGAATTCCACGCAGGTGCTGTTGGATTGATTGCTCAATCAGTACCACCTACTCACACTAATTTAGGTGGTCAGGGTGGTATGCTTTGGGTTTCTGGTACTTACTCAGCTCCGGGCGTTATGTCTTATGGTTTACCGTATTGGATAGATACACTAGGTAATGTTTATAATTTAACTGCTACAGGAAGTAGTGGAGGTGGAGGGACTATCACAGGAGGGGGTACAGATAATTATGTAACCCACTGGACAGCCGCTTCTAATATTACTGGTACAAAGGGATTCCAATATGACGATACCACCGTTACTATTAGTGGCTCTACGGATAAACACTTGTATGTTATTAGTGGAGCTTCTAAAACTGTATTTATGGTCTCAGGCAACCAAGTAGGTATTGGAACTATACCAGATGATGCAACACCTTTGCACGTATCTGGTAATGGTACAAACATTATGTGGAATAATGAAACTACTCAACCCGCTTTACATTTATTGAACTCTTCTTCTAATGGAGAAGTATTAAGATTAACAAGTCGTGCAGATAGTCGCACGATGTATTTACAAACAGACCACATCTATACTAATGGTGGTTCTTTGCATCTTGGTAATAGTCAAGATATTTATTTAAGAGGAGGAGATATTGGTGTTAGAACGACCAATCCCGCTAAGAATTTTGATGTGCGTGGTACTTCTTTATTATCAGGTGCTACTAATATAGGTGGAAATTTAGACGTATCTGGTACTTATTATTCTAACGGGCACGCTATGATGTATTATGGTGGTTCAGGAGCGCCACATATGAATTTGTATAGTGGACCTACTTCGTGGCGAGTGATGGCTGAAGATGGTTCTGTCACACTGATGACTCTTCTAGATGGTGGAGGTCACACTGGTTACTTAGGTTTAGGTACAAGTGCGCCTAGTTATAAACTAGATGTACGTGGTGATGTACTTGTATCTGGAGCATTATACCTCGGCATAGATGGGGGTACTAGCCCTGCTACAAAGATAGTCACCGATACATCTTCTAATGGAATAGTGGTGAGTGATAATTCTGGAAATCTTACACAGATTACTGCCAAAGGTCTAATTCTTTCGGAGAATCCTACCTATGATATAACTAATGGTGGTCAAATCTGGATGTTAAATCACGCAAGTGGGACCAACACTCAGACAGGATACTTAGCTTTTCAAGCTATAGATAATGCATCTAACAATCAACTTTATTCTGAAATATCAGGAGCCATTTCAAACGACGCTACTACCGCCGAGAGTGGATTTATGGACTTCAATATATATCATACTGGTTCTAATGAAACTGTGATGAGAATGGTATCGGGTAGTGTAGGCATAGGCACAACTACACCCACTCAGACATTAGATGTATCGGGAAATATTCGAGCACACGATATGATTGTGGGTGTTAGCGGGTCAGATAATTATGGTAGATTATCAATATCTGGAAATGCTCTCGGTGGTTATATAGAAAAATTTGGCCCAAACACTGATTTTGCAATGGGTATTTATGCTGGAGGTGGTCAACGGGGTATTCTTTTAGATGCCACTAACAATTTTTTAAGTGCGGGAACTCGATGGTATGTCCAATCTCCTTTCAGAATATCTGGTACAAATCAACTAGAATTAACAGACGATGAACATTTAATCTATACTAGTAGTGGAGACCTTGTTATAAAAACTCAAACTACAGCTGGTCAAGGTATAATAACAGATTCTATTGGAGATACTACTTTTAAGAGTGATGGTACATCTCTTATGACTCTCTTATCTGGCGGTAATGTAGGCATAGGCACAATTGCACCTACTGAAAAATTAGATGTGCGTGGAGATGTGTTCTTATCAGGGACTCTTGGCGTTGCAAATAATGTAGATGTAGGAAATCGAGTAAGGAAAAAGGGAAATACCGGTTATATGCTAGATTTCAGTAATACAAGTACTGGACTTACTATGGCTGGTTACCCGAATTTCCGACAAGCTTATAGCGGAAATGCAGCAGGAAATGGTGATAGTTTAGGAAGTATTGCTTATCCTTGGAATGAGTTACATGTTGATGCTATCGTTATGAATGCCGGTCCCGGCGCTTACACTGCACAATATAAATCTTATATTGAATTAAGCGGAGCTAGAACGACAAATCCTGGCGGAAACAGGATGTGGAATAGTGGTTCTACTTTAATGTGGGGTGGCTTAGAAGTTTACACTAATGCACCCGGCACCAGCGAAATATCTGGAGACGGGGCTGCAAATTATATTTCTTACTTTACTGCGGCTTCTAACATTACAGGAACAAAAGGCTTTCAATATGATGGCACAACCCTTTCTGTTAGTGGCGGAGGAAGTACTCGTGAAGTAATGATTAAACCTACTAATTCCGTTCCGGGTAATGACACTTATTCATCACTTTTCGGTTCTGCAGGTCTAATGTTAGGAACTACAGGAGATTCTTATGTAGACGTTTGGAGTACAGCAGGTAGATATACTAGATTTAGACACGCCGCAAGTAGTACTACCAATGGAGCAATGACTTATGTGACAGGGGCAGTCGCTGACACTGAGTTCTTTAGAATTAAACCAACTGGTAATCATTATGACAAAGATGCATATTTGTATGCAAATCATCACGTTACTTTAGCT